AAAAGCAAAAGGAGAGGTATGACTGGCGTTATGAGAATAGCATCACTAAGGGTAAGAAGCAAATAATTGATGGTGACTATTCTCAGTGGCGAACTAATAACGTCATTGCAGGATATAGAGGTTTAACCAAGATTGTCAATGAAGTTAATATTCGTTACGGTATAACGGATCAAATGCATTATGATTATCTTTATGGTTCTGTTAGAAAGCAGAGTTATGAAAGAGCAAAAGCCGAAACAGAGAAAGAAAAGAAGGATCGTAAGAAGCAGGAAGAACTCCTAACCCTAGTTTCTAACTATTATAAATATAATAATGTTCGCACCAAAGAAGCATTAAAAATTCTTACGGCTGAACAGATTGAAATTATAAGAAATAAAAATAATAAAGGTGGAGTAAAATGAATGAACTTTTGGATTCTCTAGTTGAGGTGAAAATAGCCGAAGAAGAAGATTTTCTTAAAATCAAAGAAACACTTACACGCATCGGCGTCGCTTCTCGTAAAGAAAGAAAATTATATCAGTCTTGTCATATTTTCCATAAGCAAGGTAAGTATTACATTGTCCACTTTAAGGAAATGTTTACTATTGACGGCAAGCCTTCTAACTTTTCAGAAGAAGATAAGGGACGTCGTAATAAAATAATTCAGCTACTTCAAGAATGGAATTTATTGAAGGTTGTAGAACCAGAAAAGATTATTGAACCTATTGCTTCAATGAGTCAGATTAAGATTATCAATCATAAAGAAAAAGATGATTGGACATTAGAAGCTAAATATAACATGGGTCGTAAGAAAAAGTAATTGAAGGATTTATATTATGTGGCCATTTAAAGTTGAGAAAAGACTAAACACTCCGGCAGAAGAAAAGTTAGAACAGATTAAAAACATTCTATTTCCTCAACCTAAGTTGATGGAAGATATGGATGAAGGCGGGCAGTTTCATAAATGGCAAGTTGATTATTCCGCTGACTTAAATTTAAACGCTGCTCTTGTCGATCTTCAAGAAGGTCATAATGATAAAGCTGTTCACAATACCATTCTAGATATTGAAGATCGGCTTATTAAGGTAAGGGATATTCTCGAAGAACATATGCAGATCAGCAAAGAAGCTGAATATATAGTTGTTGAGAATTTGAAGGAAGATGTTGATGACTGACGAGGTATCGTTCGTCAAGTATTCAGAACTAGTACCTATAGTATTAGAGGCGGTTATAGATTCTAGATACAAGTATTTAAAAGAACTAGACTATGAAAATCATAAGTATGCTCGAGAAATACTTGAAAATGAATATAAACCAGCTGTCAAAAAATTAAAAGAAATCCTAGAAATTATCGCTTGACTTTTTTCTAGGTAAATGGTATGATAGACAAAGTTAGGAGAACTTTATGTCTATGCATATCCTTCCAGCCTATTACACGACGACTGTTAGTAAACGTAAACTGAGCCGTAAGGCTACAGCTAAGTCTAAGCTAGTCTCGGATCATGATAGATGGTTGTTATCTAAGGGTTTACACCCAGATCAAATAAAGTCGAAAAAAGATAAAAAATCGCTTGACTTATCGTTCCGGAAAGGGTATAATGAGTCTATGGTGGTTGATCGTTCTACTCGCCATTACGACAATAAGAAGCTAGTAGCTGGAGATTGTTCGAAGCGAGATATAATGACTAACCTCCACAAAGAGCCAGAGCACGTTCAGAAGGAGATCCTGAAGAAAGCGAGTCTGGTTATGCCGCTATATAACAAGGGCGGATTGCAATATGCTGGTCCCGATGTCGATTTGACGACAGTAGGAACTAAATCTAGAAGAGGATGATATGGCTCAGGTTAAGCTAAGTGAAGTGTTTTCGAATGTCTCGGAGAATATTACGCTCAACCGTTACGAGAACGGTTGGATGGTCGAGGTTTCAGGCAACGACCATAACGATAGTTGGCAGAATAAAAAATATATCTTCTCCGATCTAAAAAATGTCTTGACTTTCGTGGAAGAATATAGTAAGATTAATCTATCCTAAGAAAAGGGAGTTACGGATATGGACATGGTTCAAGTTCAGCTTCAAGATGAGACTGGTAACTGGCGTACGTATTCGTATACGCAGAATGTCCCGCTGCTTTATCGGGATAATATGCGACAGCTGCAGTGGCAGTTTCCGAATGCTCGCATTCGCACTGTCGATTCGAACGGTCGAGTAATCGACATCTTTTAATATGGAGAAAGTATATAATGGTAGCCAGTATTTCTAAGGTTGAGAAGGTTCTTGAAGCTCTAGTTGTTCGTGGTGAGGAACTTACTGCTGCGCAGATTAAGACTCGCTATGGCGTTGCTAATCCGCATGACGCTGTTTATCAGATCCGTCAGTTGGGTTATGCGATTTATCTAAATGAGCGCAAGAATTCAAAGGGCGAAACTGTTGCACGTTATCGTGCCGGTAAACCAAGCCGCAAACTAATTGCTGCAGGTTATCGAGCACTGGCCGCTGGTCTCTAACTAAATAGAGGGCGGCTCAAGTAGCCGCCTTTTTTATGGGAGTGTGTGTCCGGAATTGGTTACGGCAAGGTCTGCAAAACCTTTTTATGTGGGTTCAAGTCCCATCACTCCCTCCAATAACACTTAGATAGGTACAGGCTCGTGCGAGCAAGGCGCCAGTAAATACTGATGCTCAAACCTTGTATCTTTATCCGTGGGCTCTGGTTGCAACCATCTCCGTCCGAGATATAGTAAACCTGTATCTTTCTAAGTGTTATGTTGTTCCATAGCACAACGGTTAGTGCAAACGACTGATAATCGTTAGATCTAAGTTCGATTCTTAGTGGAACAACCAAGAATACTCCCATATGCCGACCTACCACATGCGGTTTTGGGGAAGGGCTGTGTGGTAGCAGCCCGAGAGTTTATGGTCCCTTCGTCTATCGGTTAGGACATCAGACTTTCAATCTGAGAAGAGGAGTTCGATTCTCCTAGGGATCACCATTTATGGACGAGTAGCTCAGTTGGTAGAGCAGCCGACTCTTAATCGGCTTGTCGTGGGTTCGATCCCCTCCTCGTCTACCATTTGGACCCATAGCTCAATAGGTTAGAGTACTGGACTTTTAATCCATGTGATCTCAGTTCGAATCTGAGTGGGTCTACATAAGCACTCCGAATCACTAAATAGCAATGACAATAAGACTATTAGTGATTCGGAGGTTAGCGCAATGCACTTTATTATTTATAAAGTTACAAACAAATTAAACGGTAAAGAATATACTGGAAAGCATCAAACAGAAAACCTTAATGATGGTTATATGGGTTCCGGTAAATTAGTTAGATCTTCTATTAATAAATATGGAATTCAATTTTTTTCGAAAGAAATCTTGCATATTTTCGATAATGAAGAAGAAATGAACGCTAAAGAAAAAGAATTGGTCACAGAAGAATATTGTGATAGAACAGATACATATAATATATGTCCTGGTGGTAATGGTGGGTTTGGGTATATCAACAGAACAATAGATAGAACTTCTCTGAATAGAGAAATATCTTCTAAAAGAGACTATAAAGACGAGCAGTATAGATCTAAACTCTCTAGAAGAACTAAAGAGGGTATGAATACGCCAGAATTAAAAAAATATATTTCTGACAAATTGAAAAAACATTGGAAAGAAAATGGCCATAATTGGGTTGGTAAATCACACAAACCAGAATCAATTGCTTTGATGAAAGAATCATCTAAGGGTAAACATGATGGTTCTAAGAACAGCCAGTATGGCACTTGTTGGATAACTAACGGTTCTATTAATAAGAAAATCAAGAAAGAAGAACTTGACTTATGGGTAGAACAAGGATATTATAAAGGTAGAAAATTGGGGGCGTAGCTCAATTGGGAGAGCGCAGCACTGTCACTGCTGAGGTAGCGAGATCGAAACTCGTCGCTCCCGCCATATATATGGGGGATGGTGTTGGTACACAGGGAGACCTTATAAGTCTTTCAGCGCCCGATTAGCGTTCTCGACTCGGTTCAATTCCGGGATCCCCTACCAATATGGAGAGTTGGCTGAGTGGCCTAAAGCACTCGTTTGCTAAATGAGCGTGGGCGAAAGTCTACCGTGGGTTCGAATCCCACACTCTCCGCCAAAAAAGTTGTTGACTTCTATGTTAAAATGTGGTAAGATTACTAAATAGAATACTTGATAATACGCCAACGGATCAAACTACGGTTCGAAACGTTGACAAATGATACGGTAAGAATTGATCCGGACCTAGTTTCGATACAGGTGCAGATTCGGTAGAATCGAAGTAAATGGTAAACGGTGATAAGGCGACCTATTGGTCATTGTTGGTCCGCTGGCGTATTATCAATTATGGGCCAGTAGCTCAGTTGGGAGAGCATCTGATTTGCATTCAGAGGGTCGGGAGTTCGATTCTTCTCTGGTCCACCAATTCGGAGGATGGCGTCGCTGGGCGACACACTGTCTTGAAAACAGCGCCACCGAAAGGTTGATGGTTCGATTCCTTCATCCTCCGCCAGTATCAGTGTGGTGAAATGGTATCACAGTGGTCTCCAAAACCATTATTCAGGGTTCGAATCCTACCACCTTCGCCATTCTTAATGGAGGGGTTCTCTTGAAATCTCTATTTTACTAAATAAAGTAAAGGAGATTGAATATGAAGAAATGCCCTAAATGCGGAGCAGAACATAACCTTAATGGACGTTTCTGTTCTAGGAGTTGCGCTAATAGTAGAGATATGTCTAAAAGAAGAGGCATTCCTCATTCGCCCGAGACGCTCGAAAAATGCAGAGCAAAGGCCAATGAATATTGGAGCAACGAAGAAAATAGGGAAAAGTTTTCTAAAGTAATGAAAGAAGCTGTTCTCAGAAACCCAGATAGCTATTCTAAAAATAATGTATCTGGTAGAGCGAAAATGTATGAAGTTCTTGATTCCTGTGGCAACAGTACGAAAGTAAAAGGCAAGTGGGAATTAAAAGTTGCAGAATATCTTAATGAAAAAGGTATTCGTTGGACTAACAATATGATACCATTTGCTTACGAATGGAAAGGGAAGTTTCATTTATACTTTCCAGATTTCTTTCTTATTGATAAGAATGAATACGTGGAAGTAAAAGGCTATAAGACTGACAGAGACGAAGCTAAATGGTCTCAAGTTTCTAATCTTATAGTGATAGAAAAAGAAGATTTACGTCGGTTGGATGGTAAGATATCATAGGACTCTCATACGGTCCCACAAATAGGTTTGATTCCTATAGCCGACACCAAGAGTTTAGCGGACAGGTGGTCTGGTGACCATTCTGGTCTCATAAGCCAGAGAGTCATGTTCGATTCGTGGGTCCGCTTCCAAAACAATCGGAGTATAGCGCAGTCTGGTTAGCGTGGCTGGTTTGGAACCAGTAGGTCGCAGGTTCGAATCCTGCTACTCCGACCAATTTTCCGATCGTTGTGCCACCGAGGCGATTAATCGGAAGTAAAGAAAGGTTGACTTTACCACCTAGGAAGGGTATAGTTGGCAACGGTGGGTAAATTTATGCGGGATTAGTTCAGAGGTAGAACATCGGTGTTACATACCGAGTGTCGGTGGTTCGATTCCATCATTCCGCACCAGTTAATGCCCCATTAGCCCAATTGGCAGAGGCGTCGGTCTTAGGAACCGAAGGTTGGGAGTTCGAATCTCTCCTGGGGCACCATTAATGCTCGTATCGTCTAGTGGTCAGGACGACACCCTCTCACGGTGTAGAGTCCGGTTCAAATCCGGATATGAGCTCCATGCTTCTCTGGTGTAGCTGATGCGCACGCTCGTCTGAAGAACGAGAGGACTCTGTTTGATTCTGAGGGGAAGCACCATTATAGGTCAGTGACGTAATAGTAACCGTGGCGCTAACGCTGGGCGCTGTTGTCTATTATCCGGATAATGGATAACGTGTAGGTGCAACTCCTACCTGGCCTACCATATAATAAGAGTTGTCACGCTTCCTTATAGCGCACCCGACAACTTACTTGCCCATGTAGCCCAATAGGCAGAGGCACATGACTCAAAATTATGTTAGTGTCGGTTCGAATCCGACCATGGGCACCATGCTTCTGTAGCTCAACAGGATAGAGCATCGGTCTACGGAACCGAGGGTTGGGAGTTCAAATCTCTCCGGGAGCTCCATTAATGCCGAGGACGCCTGAGTGGACGGGCACCCGACTGTAAATCGGACGCTTATAGCACGGTAGGTTCGAACCCTACTCTCGGCACCATTTTGTTCGGGGTTAGTTAAATTGGTATAACGTAGGATTTTGGTTCCTACTTTCAGGGTTCGAGTCCTTGACCCCGATCCATTATTAGGAATGAAATGCAATTTACATATTTGTTTCCTACATTTTTTGCAGAAGAACAAATTGATGTTGATAATGCAAAGATTGAACAGTATTGTTATCAACGCAAAGCTATAGATAGCGGTGTTGAGATGAGTAATGTTGGCGGTTGGCACAGTGAATTTTTTGATCCGTGGATTCCAGAAATTAATGAACTTACTACGATAGTTAAATCGAAATTAGATGAAGTTTCTGATATTATAGATTTTGGAGTCAAAGCAGAATTAGATAAATGTTTTATCAATATAAGTAAGAAAGGTAACTCGCATAAAATACACGATCATCCAGGATCTTTTCTTTCTGCTGTATATTATGTTGACGCTGATGCGTTTAGAGGAAATTTAGTTTTCCATTCAGATAATAGAATAATAAATTGGATTCAGAACGAAAAGAAAATTAAACAATTTAATATTTTAAACTGTTCTTCTTGGACTGTTACAGGCGCTACTGGTAAATTAATAATTTTTCCTGCTTGGTTGAAGCACGAAGTAACAGTAAATAATACTGACAAAGATAGAATAAGTATTGTTTATAATTGTCCTGCTGGGATAGTGTAGTTGGTGAGCACCCGAGGTTGTGGACCTCGGAGTTCAGGTTCGAGTCCTGATCCCAGTACCATTTAATGCTGTCGTAGCTCAGTTGGTAGAGCAGTTGATTAGTAATCATCAGGTCGGGAGTTCGACTCTCTCCGACAGCACCATAAAAAAACTTGACTTTTGGTAGGTTTAGGGTAGAATATAAATATGAATGATATGAACTTCCCTAACTACTACGTATGTAAAGAATGTTCGAGAGTTACTCGAAGCTACCCTGTTGGTTGCGATCGTGTGATGTGTCAAGTAAAGAAAGATATTATCAACGATATATGTTGGAGTATTATCTTTTTTGTCTTGACTATCGGTGGATTTATATTCTTATATTGGAATGTGGCGCAGCGGTAGCGCAGGTGACTGTTAA